AACTAGGAGAAGAGGAATTGCCTGGGTTCTGGAGATCTGATAGTGTTGATACTGAAATTATACCTGGTCTACTCTCGATGAATATTGAGTTTGATGAGAATATAATATTGAGCCATGAAAATGTAGATAGTAAGACAGAAGATATAATGACAATAGAGAAAACATTCAGTCAACTGAAGGGTACGTTTGGTTGTTGGATTTATAGTAAGCTGTCCGGTGATACATTCCTTGTACGTAATGGTAGTACGTTATTTGGTAACATCGAGACAGGTGATTTTAGTAGTATATGTGTACCAGGATTGTGTGAAGAGCCCTTATCAGAGGGAAAAGTATATTGTATAACTACAGAAGGACTAGCAGATTGTGGAGAATTTGAGTCCAGTAGCCCATTCTTTTTATGAAAATGAAAAAAATATTAGTTGTCACCTGTTCTAAGGATGACGGAAAGACTTCAATGCTCGTGAAGTCACTAAAGATGTTAGAGAATGATGTCACATTAGTGATAAATGCGAATAATAGCACCGGTCTTTCTCGCGCATATAATAAACAACTAGTTGCAGAAAACTTGATCAAGCACGATATTGTATTGTTTGTACATGATGATGTTTATATTGATGATTTGAAGCTGAAAGGAAAGTTATACACCGCAATAGAGGACTTAAATTATGATATTGTGGGTTTAGCTGGAACGCGTAGTTTGCAAATAAAAAGACCATATCTATGGCATTTAATGTCTGAAAGAAAGGATTGGTCTGGAGCAGTAACACATCCAGTTGATAAGGATCGATTACTCACAACAACGTTTGGGCCATGGCCTATGAGATGTGCGGTACTTGATGGTCTGTTTTTAGCTGTAAACTTGCAACGAGCACTAGAATTGGGTTGGATGTTCAATGAAAAATTTACATTTCATCACTACGATATATCGAGTTGTATTGATGCGAATAATAAAAAAATGAAAATGGGAACATATCCAATACATGTAACACATAACAGCCCCGGTCTTAGAGATATGAATGATAAAACGTTCGTCAAGTCTGCTGACACATTTAAAGAATTGTATGGAAACTAATATAGATGCACAGTTTTATGAGACAGTAATTGTCTACAATATGTTAACAGATGAACCGTATCTAGCTAGCATAATAGATCATATTGAGGATAGATTTTTTGATAATAAAGATATAAAAGAGATTGTCAAAATCGTTACCAGTTTTTATGATAAGCGTAGTGCTCCACCCACGTTAACAGAAATAAAGAGCTATCTAACAACTGATAGTCTCAAGACAAACTTTAAAAATGTTGTTAAGTTATTTGATGGTTTTGATAAAAATTTTAATAAGAGTGAGTTGTACGTAAATACTGAAAAGTTTCTGAAAGAGAAAGCTGTATACAACACATTACTGGAAGTGGCTGATCAGTCTGGTGATGGTGATGTAAACACGTCAGAAATTTTAGGTAAGTTTGAGAAGGCATGTGGTATAACACTAGCAACAGATCTGGGTCTAGACTATTTCAATGAAATTGAGAGGCACATAACAGATCTAACACATGAGGATAATACATTATCTTCCGGGTGGAGTTGGTTAGATAAAAAACTAGATGGTGGATTCTTGGAGCATGGTCGTGCGATATACATATTCGCAGGAGAGACAAACATCGGTAAGAGTATATTCTTGGGAAACATTGCACGTAATATTGCTGACCAAGGTAAGACTGTATTGTTAATTAGCTTGGAGATGAGTGAGTTGGTTTACGCAAAGAGAATAACAACTAATCTGACACAAATACCAATAAGAGATTTAAGAAATCGTACCGATGATATTGAGGATGCGGTGAGACAATATAGACAGAGAAAGAGCAAGTCACGCGTTATTGTAAAGGAATTTCCACCCAGTACAGTTACGTGTAGACACATAAAGGGGTATATCAAGAAGCTTACCGACAGGGGAGTTAATATTGATGCGATTGTAGTTGATTATGTAAACTTATTGAGGAGTGATACGGGTACTAATTCATACGAACGAATCAAATACGCAACAGAAGAGTTGAGAGCTCTGAGCTATGTATTTGAATGTCCGATAATCACCGCAACACAATTAAATCGCTCTGGATATAATGAGGTTAATCCTGGACTGGAAACAGTTGGAGAAAGTTATGGTTTAGCGGCAACTGCTGATGCTATTTTTAGTATATGGAGAGAGGAGGAAGATATTGATCAAGGTGTACTGAAGCTTGGTGTGATGAAAAACCGATTTGGAGAAAATTATGGTAGTGTTATCATGGAAATAGACTATGACACTCTGACCTTAAAGGAGGGTAGTGAACAAATACAAGATATAGACATGACTGACACATTAAGCTCTCTAAACCTACTGAATACGAGTTGATAAGACAATAAATGTATATAAATACTTGTTAGATAACGTGAAAAAAATAGCTGTATTTACTGATTGTGATTTGGATGGACTGGGAAGTTTTTTAGTATTCAAATGGTTTACCGGATTGAGAGTAAGCCACGAAATATGCTCTCAATCTAATTTCCGAAAAACATATACAAAGTGGTGTTCCAAGAATAATCCTAGAAATTATGATAAGATTTATATCTTTGATTTGGATGTCTCACAATCAAACTTAGATTTAGTTGATCATGATAATGTGACTATTATAGATCATCATGACACACATGTTGCGAATGAGGATAAGTATCAACACGCCACAACCATATTGAAGGATTATAGTAGTTGCTGCAAATTGCTGTATACATTACTGCACAAGAAGTATCCGGACGTCAAATTAACTGATGAACAAAAAACATTGGTGTTGATGGTTGACGATTATGATAGTTATGAGTTAAAATTGAAAGACTCATATAATTTGAATGTGATTGTGTGGAGTTATGTCGGAGACCGGGCACAGCAATTTACGCGAGATTTTATAAGTGGGTTCAAAGGATTCACACAATCACACTTGAACATGATACATCTAAACAACAAGAAGGTAAATAGAGTGTTATCTGAACTAGAAGTATATAAGGGTGTGATACCTATAGGTGGTGATAAATATAAGCTCTTTGCGACTGTCGCGGATCGATGCTTAAATGAAGTAGCGCATTATGTAATATCAAAATGTGATTGTGATATATGTATGGTAATGAATTTGAGAACAAGAAGAGTTAGCTTCCGTAAAAATAAAGAGAATATACCTGAATTGGATTTAGGAAAATTGGCGCAAAGTATCGCAGAGGGTGGCGGTCATAAACATTCATCGGGTGGTAAGATCACTGAACAGGTATTGACCTTAACTAAAATGTTATCAGAGACAACAATCTCTGTACTCTAATCATGGTTTCATATATACAAGGAGCACTTTCCAATACAAATCCGCTCGATGTGGTTTACGATAAAGAATATAACCACCTATTTTTATGTTTCTGCTCTTATGTGTGTATAACTAAGAATAAGAAACTAAACTTACCTAATATATTTCTAGCTCTGATGAAAGAACCAGATTTGAGAGATGTATTTAAAATGTTGTGTGACGTCGAAACAGATTATGATGTGCTTAAATGCTTCTTAGATCACGAACCGTCTCTGCACAGATCTAAATACATCCGGAATTATCTACAGGAGAATCCAAACTGTATGTCTGATAAATGACGGAAGTAGAGAAACGTATATACAATTGTTGGTTAGCGACAACGCGTAGCCGATGCAATAAGCCATTTAAATTGAGAAAAACATGGGATGGTTTTGAAGAGAAGACAGATTATAGATCAATAAAAAAGGTTGCATCTATACTCAATCGATACGATAATATTAATATGAATGATTGGTTTGAATCTCCATATAACGTTTATCCTGATTCTATCGTAGAATATGATTTAAAATTTTATACACTCGCTAAGGCGTTTGCATGCTATAAGCTATCAAAAACAAAATTTAATAAAATGACATCCGAGCAATTTCAAAAAACACTAACTAAGAAACATTAAAAGACACTACTAAAAAAATAAGTTGATAAAAAGACACAAAACAATTATAATATAAGAATAAAATATGAGTACATTCACAAAATCCATGTTCGCAAGCATCAAAGATGCACTAACTAAAGAAGGTTCAAATAACAAGACTGCAGATATCATAAGAACCAAACCTGGTAATTCATATGAAATCCGGCTATTACCGAATATTGAGGATCCAAGTAAAACATTCCATCACTATTATAGCCATGGATGGACAAGTTACAGTACAGGACAATATGTAACTGCAGTGAGTCCAACAACATGGGGTGATCGTGATCCGATCGCTGAATATAGACTCAAGGTTTTCAGAGGCGGAGCACCAGAAGAGAAGGCTAAATCAGACTCAATTTATAGGAGAGAAAACTGGTTGGTTAATGCATATGTGATCAGTGATCCGGACGAACCAGATAATAATGACACAGTGAAGATTCTTAGGTTTGGAAAGCAGCTACATAAAATTATTATGGAGGGTATCAACGGTGAAGATTCTGATCAATTTGGTGAGAAAATTTTTGATTTATCTGAGAATG